GATACATTTTCTGTCTTCTGATACATATCATACATTTGAAACAAATTCCAAGACAATTTACGATATTGACGGTCTAAATCATCATAGACAGCTTTATTAGCAACAGAACCATGCTTTTCAATATCAGCCATTCTGTCATCAATTTCGTCCCGTTCAGCAACCCAAGCATCGATTTGTTCACGATCGAAATCAGTTTTAGCAGTTTTAATTTCAGCGCGGATTTCTTTCCATTGTTGTTGAGCCACGTCTTTTGCGTGCTCACGCTGATTCTGCTTTCCACGATCACCGGAGGACCATCCTTTCTTATTTTGGCCTTCAGGCTCATATCCAAGAATTAGGATTCGAAACATCTCACGGTCAACAAGGCGTCTGTTTTCGGACGCTGCAACAATAGCAGCATCAACGACAACGACTTCCGCTTCAGGCATTTTACCTTTATCTTCAATCATTTTAGGCTTTGTTTGACTCAACTCAATTAGAGGAGTGGCAATCTCACAAGCTTTACCAACAACAGCAGTCTTAAACTCTTCAGAGTATTGGTACATAAGACCAGACACAGCTGCTGTACAAAGCGAAGCAAAAACAAATCCACCTACGATCATTTGCACTTTATGAGCATTAACATACTCAGAAACTTTAGTTCCAATCTTAGCAATTTGAAAAAGCTTAGATTCTTTAACAGGCACAACAGGTGCGGAAGTAAAAGTAACAACAGATTTTTTCTGTCCTTCCGGTGCATCAAAAATGACCATACTATCATTATCCTCAGCAAGAATAATGATTCCAGCTTTAACCATAGCTTTCATGTCCGAAACAGCATCTCCATCGAGCCATCTCGCCTGTTCACATTGTGTAAACACAGAAAAGTGACTTGCAGTAATCTCATCAGGATTATCAGATCGCAAACCATTATGCAAAGCAACAGGATAGTACCCAAAATAATCTTCGGGCTGAACATTTTCAATTATAACACCTCCTTTTTCAGCAATTCTATGTTTAGCGTTGTGCTTGGCAGTTTCCAATACCTTCATAAGAAGAGGGTAAGAGGCTTCTCCGATCTTCTCAGATTCCTCAATCACCTTAATCTCTTCGTCGTAATCAACGACACCCAATTCCTTTAAATCGAAATTGTGATACAAAGTAGAAAATTCACCAAATGAGAATTTCAAATCTCTCACAACTGATACAGCACCCCTCAAGATTTTAGGATCACCACCAATAAGACCAATAATACCAGCAAAGGCTCCAATTCGGAGAGCCATGTCAGAGACAAGACCCATCGACGAAGGTGCTTCTTTCGCTTCAGGTATAGTACAATTTAATGTACGGTCAACATGAATGGAGATTGTTTTAATAATCTCTTGGATGAGGAGCACAGAGGCTCCAGTACCAACAATCATTCCAGAAAGCGATGCAATATTAACATAGTCACTCATATCAACTCCATTTTTATGTAGGAGATGAGAGGACAAAGTTAAAGCACCAGTTAACGAAGCACCTACTACGGCAGTCATCGCAACATCTTCAGGCTTTCCAAAAGCAGCAGCAACACCAGTTGCTACTCCACTCACAACAAGTGAGGACCCTCCAATCAACACAGAGGGATTTGATTTAGCAAAGTCGGTTACTCCTGAACAGAAGTTTTCCCATTCCTTTGCGATTTCTTCCAACACAACATCTTTAACAAGTTGTTTCGTCGCCGGGTCAGAAATCATTTCTTTGAGTGCCGGTGTAGCCATTTCCTTTACTTGCTCTTGCAAGAAGGTTAACTTCTTCGGTTCACACTCTTTCTTTTCGTCTTTAACATTCGCAGTCACATCCGAAGACGCGTTGCTAGCTTTCCTGTCAAAGAAATCGAAGCTGAACTCATACCAAGG